ATAATTTTTTATCTTTGTCGACGTACCATATAGCTCCGGTTTTTTCTGCAAGTTTATCAAAAACATCCGAAGCGGATATATAATTGCAAATCAACTCGGAAACTACTATATCACCGTTAGTTATTTCCCCTATTGTTATTCCATCCTCGGAAAGGTAATTTGTAACAATGTAATCCATTATATCAGAAATAGTTTCGTCTTCAAAAACTTCTACAATTTTATGTTTATCGCAAATCTGATGATTATCAGTTACCGATATGGTATAAATTATATAATCGCTTTGCTCCGTAACGTCTTGGTGTTCAACTGTATCTATAGAGCCGGTATAATTAATATTATCAAATATTATATTTACTGGAACCCCGCTTATTAAATATGCACTTGATAAATCACCCCAGTCTTCAGTAATATCCGCTGATACAGATATGCTGCCCCTGTCCTCTTCCTCGGTATAAGCCGAACTAACTAACCCCCAATCTTCAAAAGTAAAATATCCGAATACATTTTTATCAGCCTTGAGTTTAAAAGCTATAACCGACCGGGCATTTATCGTATCATCAATATTTAAACTGCCCGGTTCCAGATAGTTTTTTAAATCTACACCACCAACCATAATGTGCTGCAATATCATTTTATACTCCGTAAAGTTTTAAAACTTCCGGTAAATTTTTTGCTGTAGTTCTTGCAATTTGCTTCCCATCGAGAAATATTTGTATAGTTTGCTGCGTACGGCCTCCGCTTTTGCCATTCGCAATGGCGAACAGTTGTGCCTGTTGTCCATGGTTGAGTATCATTTCACCGGAATTGACTGCTGCCATAACATGGTCTCCCGCATATGAAGAACCGCCGACAATGCCGCCTGATTCAAACCCCCTGGCCATTCCAAGAACAGCAGCACCTATTGCAGCACCTATTGCGATTGAACCCCAAAGGCTCCAGGAAGAAGCTGCTGCTGCTCTTGCTGCAGCTACGGCCGCTGCTGCCCCTATTTCTATTGCTTTCCACGCCAAAGTAGCAACCTTCATCAAAGCATTTTGGACCAGCCATTTAGCAGCAATTTCAGACATGACCCTTATAATGGAGTCTCTTAATCCAGTCCAAATATTATTCATAAAATCTGAAAGTGTTTGCCATCCAGTACCTATATTTGTAAATAAATTTTCAAAAGCAGCCTGTGTGCTCATTGTCAAATTCAGCTCCATTTCCAGCATATGGGCATTTGCTAAATCAAACTCTTCTTTGCGTTTATCTTCAAGCTCTTTTTCTGTATTATGCAATTCCGTCATCAATGCTATTTTTTCCACATTGTTTTCAGAAATAAGAAGTATCTCAGTTTTTAATATATTTATTTTATCCTGTAAAGATTTTTGTCCTGTCAAAACTTGATAGTTTAAAAGAGCAGTTTCATATTCTTTTTCTTTTTCGGCTTTTTCCCTTGCTGCATTTATTTCCGCAGTTGTCGCTATTTTGTTTGAGGTTGTAAGAGTTTGATAAACTGATTTATAAAGTCTTGCTCGTTCTTCCCATCGTTTTTTTTCTTCACCGTGCATTTTAGAAGATAAACTGAACATACCCTCATAAGCCGATTTAGCTTCATTAGCGGTTATTCCCGACTGTAAAAGTGCAGTTCTGCTTGTATCTCCGTATTTTTTCCATATGTTTATACCGTCGGTCATTTTTGTTTGTAATTTATTTTGCAAATTTATGCTTTTCTGTATTTCTAAATTTTCATTCTTAAGAGCCTGCCATAAACCTATAACGGTTTTTTTTAACATTTCGTAAGTAAAAATCAAACTGCCAAGTACCCCGATATATGTTAAAATAGTTCCAACAGCCATAGCCGCTTGCATCGCTGTTAATTGAGGAATCAATAACGCCACAATAGATTTAATTGCTGCTAATTTTATCTGCAGGGCAGAAAATGAAATTATCGCTTGCCCGACAATAAAAATTACACTACCCAGCCCAATCATCAATAAGGAAACTGTAGCAGTTAATTTAATTATGCCATTAAATAAATTCTGATTATTTTTTATCCAGTCTTTTACAGAGACTAATATTTCTTTTGCTTTTGTCCCGAAATCTATAATTGAAGGCAAAAGAACTTTTGCTAATTCATGACCCACTGATAATAATCCGCCTTTTAACCTATCTAAATCATCATTCCATTGAACAGTTTTTTTGATTGTTTCATCATCTAAAACAGTCCCATATATAGAAGCTTCTTTTCTTAAATTGGCAATACCTTCTCTTCCGGAAGAAAGCATCGGCAGTAAAGATGTGCCGCTGCGCCCGAATATATCAACGGCTGCCGCTGCCCGTTCTGTGGGATTTTCAATATCGGCTATTGCATTTGAAAGGGCTGTAAATTGTTCTTCCGGAGTCATGTTTTTTAAATCAGAAAATCTTAAATTCAATTTTTCTAAAGATAATTTAGCCATAGCTATCCCATCACCTGCATCAGTTATGGTCATAGCCATTTTTTTTAACCCGACCTCAAACTCTTCTATACTCCCGCCGCTAAGTTTGAACGCATATCCAAACTCCTGTAAGGCTTTAGTGCTTACGCCTGTGCGGAGAGACATTTTGTCAAACTGGTCGCCTGTTTTTGTCAATGAATTAACCGCTAATCCCATGGACGCAACAATTGCACCTCCGGCGGAAGCCATGACAAGCCCTAAGGTTTTCATGGAACCGCCTATTTTATCAGCCAGCTCCCGTGTGTTCTCGAACTTTTTTTCTGCCACCGTCATATCTTTAAAAAAAGTTTCCGAACGAGCTTCAAGCGTAACCCATAGTTTTGCAATTTCACTCATTTTTACCTTTTGCTTTTTTTATTTTACCACCGTACGCAGCAGTCAATAATTTTGAAAGCCGCTTCATTTCTTCTGCTGTCTGAGGAACTTTCTTTTTGTAAATTTTCTCAGACATAAAATCTTCTACTTTCAAAGCTGGTTGTTTTTCTCCACGATGAATATTATAAAGCAAACATGCTATTTGCGCCGAATAAGACTCAATTCTACGGTCGTTAATACTTTTACGTTTACAGAGAGAATCGAATTCTTTAAATGTAAGTTCCCAAAAATCTTTTTCACTCAAACCCAAGTCGTACCGCCCGACAGCCCATAATTCAATTAAACTCAGGGTGCGGGCGGGGGTGCATTTGGGTCTTTTGTACTTTCTTTTGAATCAGGGATATTAGCGCTGGCAGCAGCAACAATTTTTTTCTGAATATCCATCATATTTTCAGAGTTAAGCAGTTCTCCAACTTGCTCTACCGTCAGAGATTTATCCTCATGAATTAAACCGGCCCAAAGTACGACACGTAGTAAGGTTGCGTTTACTGTTTCATTAGAAATATCAAGAAAATTTTTACCAGTTTTATCTTCGTATGCAGCCATTGCGTTAAGATTGTAAAGTAATCTTCGAGGTCTATCAAGTTCAATCTCGACGTACTTCGCAAATTTACCCATAATATCACCTTCTTTTTATAATATTTTCTATGCGCCCAGCACAAGCCAGGCGCATAGATTAAAACTTGAGTTCTATGATGCAACTAATGATACGGCAACTGCTTCTGTAGTACCATTGACCTCTTGTGTATCTGCCTGCCCCACATAGCTGGTTTTAGTTACGCCCCATGAATATGTTGCATACGGCACATAGTAGAATATCGCAACTCCGGAGGAATTTGTCGTTTTTGTTTCCCCGTGGAATATTACCGTTGCCCCGGATATTGCCGCTCCGCCTGCAGCCGCTGTCACGGTGAATGTAACAGTGCTTGTGCTGGTTGCGCCAGTAAATTCCGGTACGCCGGTAATCTTAACTGTTGCAGAAAAAGGTACCCCGTCTTTCAGGTCGCCTTTACCCATTTCAACACCGGTTACCAATGCAGAAAACGCCCACTGACTGGTATCCGGGAAAACAACTACAAAGTCCTGAGCATCTCCGCCTATATCACCAAACAGGGCTAACTGTCCGGCATCGTCGTCTTCAAAAAAACCTTCAATCGTAACTTCCCCGCCGTCTTTCAATCCGGAAATAAACTCTCTCCAACCCGACGTCGACTGATGATTTGTAACGTCAATCGTGTCTGCCGAGAATTTCATCCCGCCGATACTGGTAAGTTTTCCTATCGTCAACTCGGACGAATATTTGAATATTGTTCCGAAACCTGATATTGGCATATTACTACCTCCCTTTGTTTATTTTTTTTAATAAAATTATTCAGCTTCAACGGCTATTTTTACTTTCAACGGAGTAGAACCGGCCCAACCCGTGCAGCCATGCAATAAACCGTCAGTACCCATATACCATGTGTTAGTCGAGAAACTAACATCGCTGGGAGCTTCTATTGGAGCCAGATATATCGTCGAAGAAATATTGACATCTGAATTAAATGTAGTTATTCCGGTAACTCCAAAAGTTCCTGAACATGTCGCACTTGACATATCCACATTCGATGCCATTTTTATCGAGGCATCTGTGCCTCCGGCAGTAATTGTAGAACAGGTAATACCACCATTATGTGTGCTTGCGCCTGTGAATGTCGCCGCACCTGTGAACAATGATGCACCTGTAACTTCTGCAGTAGTTTTTACAAGCAAGAAACCGTTAACTGTAGCTGAGCCAATATTTACAGCATCACTTATATCAAGTGTGCTTAATCCTACAACTGCGCCGGTAAAAGTAGATTCCCCGCTTATTGTTATTGACCCGGCAGATAACCCGTACGTTACCGCTATTCCATCAGCACCGGTATAATTAAGCTGCACGGCTGCCGTGGATGACCATATTGCACCGGGAGCTATTGTAAACGTTGCACCACTCCCGATAGTAATCGAACCTCCGGATGTAACTGTCTTTGCTCCTGTTATGTTTTGGTCACCAGTAATCCCAACAGCATTAGCTGAATGTATGGCAATCTCTCCGTCGGCAAAAACAGTCACCGTGTAAGAACATACTAAAACCATTAAAACTAACATCACTTTTTTAAACATTTTAATCCTCCCATTCTATTTTATGCCCCATACGATACAAAGAAATCCACAGCTACATGGTAAAGATTTGTATCGGGGTCTATTAAGTCCTTTTCGTCTTCGACCTGCACAGCCTGGATTCTTTCCGCTCCGGGCCATGCTTCAAGCGCAGATATAAGTATTTGAGATAAACTCTTAGCTCCAATCTCCGAGCCACTCGTAATATACCGTGTAGCATAACAACTGATTTGTATTCTCGGCTGCTGAAAATTAGCAAAACCCTGATGCGTATATTTTCTATTCGGGCTAACTTTAAAATAAACAAGGTACGGAGTCGCCACTTCTTTCGGGGCCTGTACGGGGTAGATTCTTGTACTAACCAAGGCAATCAACGCAATACATGTCGAAAGATAAGAATACAAATCAGTTTCAATCATGCTCATAGTTTATTTCCTATAACCTCTTTAAACAATTTCTGTATTTTTTCCCTATTATCGTCGACGGCCGGTCTTAGACACGGATACGCACGTGACTTTGACGTCCCATATTCGACAAACCCGGCGTATTCAACATTAGTTCCTACACGTACGGCCTTTCTTCCTATCCCATTATCAATAACCCTATGAGCCGGAGAACCAACAAGTTTTCCCGTAACCACATGATGCCCTTTTTCAAGATTGCGAATATACTCGCCCTTAACCAATACACCCACAGCATCAAGTGCAGCTTCTTCAGCTTTTAATACTTGCTCTATTTTTTTAGCAAAGTTATTAAATCCGTTCATTTTATCAGCTCCAGATTTACCATCCAGTACTTATCGTACGTCATAGGATTTTTTATAAATTTAACAAGGTACGTGTCACTTCCATAATAAACTCGGCATTTTACCGTCAATCCTGATTCGGGCAGACAATAAAGAATATGGGTTGAAATAATATTCAGTTTGTCTGAAGCCAAAACCTCGCTGCCTGTCATCGGGCGTATTCTGCCCAGTAATGATACCGCTGAACCCAATGTCTCAATCACTCCACCCGCAGCATCACGGGTCTCTGTTGGCACTTTGTAAGTTATTCCGGTAGTGAAAAAGCTTTCTATACTCATGTGAATTTAACAAACCTTTCAATTGCACCTGTGATTGACTTTGGATACCCGCCAAGCATATTATCTTTTTCAAAAGTACGGCTATGGTCACCAAGACTTTCGGATTTTTCCCCTGAATGCCCTATCATCGCAATGCGATAACCTATCATCTGCGCCGCTGTAAGCTCGGAGCCGTCGGGATATACAGGATTGACCGCTTCATAATCAGCTTCCAATCTTTTACCTTCGGCCGGAGCAGTTACAAATGTTACTACGCCTGTTGTAAGGTTAATTGAATAGGCTGATGACGTTACGGCTGTGCCCCCGATATAAATTATTGTCATTGGAAGTCCGGATGCCTGCGTAATTCTCGTCGGTGTATCGCTCTCGTAAGGACTTGACAATATCGGTTTGTTTGTCAATGTGAATGTTTTGGTTTCACCATCGCCAACTCCGAACTTATCACCCTTAACAACAGTATCAAAATCCTTACCCCGTATCGAAATAAATTCTTTCTCCACGATGGGAATAAGCGTACTGATAAGTGTATCATATGTAGATACACTTATGCCGAGAATTATTTTTACGTTTGCTAATGTTGTTATAGCCATTTTTTTACCTTATCGAGAATAGCCGGTAAGTTTTTCTTACCGGCTTTCCCTATTCAGTTACTTTTTATAATTGACGTACATATAAACCTCAGAGCCGGTAGATGATTTCCTTACCGTAAAATTTGACAGAGTGAGCATGCTGTACAAATCCATATCTCCGAGGGGCCTGTAATATCCAACAGAAGCAGGCAATATAAACTTGCAAACCTCAGTAACAGCCGTTGTCGAGGTAGCGTTTTTGTAAACAGTTATTGTCTGTTCTACCGCTGCACTATTGGATAAAACAAAATTCATGATAGATGCTGTGCCGGAAACCATAGGAGCACCTAAATCATACGCCTGAGTAGAACCGGCTATGGAAAACGTTGTCAGTTCAACCCCGTACGGAGTACCGGCTTCAGCAACAACAGCCATGCAGAACAATGCTAAACATACTATTACCGTCATGAAAATCTTTTTCATTGTATCGCTCCTTTCACCGTGCAGAAAGCACGTTATTTTTTCTTATCCGACTTTTTTTCAACTTTCGGAGATTCTTCTTTGGGTGGAATTTTATCCTCTATGCCTTCGATTTTATAGCCCTTTATCTTGAACCATTTAATCAAATGTTTTTTATCAGTTTCACCCTGTCCTGATACAAAACGCACTCCAGCAACAATACCCGAATACTTTTTATTAGGCGAAAATATCTTTGCCATTTTTTCCTCTCTTTCCAGTTATTACTGGACTTTTATTCTGCGAAAAACTCCGGCCGCTTTGGTTGCTTTTATGATAATCGCTGCAACCATTTCGACCTCGCCTTTCTTCACTGCTCCGGCCGTTGTAAAATCGGGGAGCCATGTTTCAACCGGCAATGCCCCCTCCTGACTTGCGGCATGTACGCCGTCAAGACCGAGCCGGACAGCAAACAATGACGTCTCTCCGGAATCCGAATCAGTGGAAACAATGGGGTCTGTACTCGCCTCTTTGTCACCCATATCTATAATCGGTATCCCGTTGTAGCCCTCAACCGGCCTGCCAAACGCATCCTCTGAACGTGTAAGATAATTAGCACGCCTGGCAACAGCGGTCATTTTTGCCTTCATCTTGGAATTCATTCCAAGAAAAGACGGTTTTCCGTCGAGCAAGGCAAGAAACTCATCCATGCTGTCAAGAAACTCCTTGTAGCTTGCATCAACCTGAATAGAAGTTGATAAA